GACATTTTAAATTAAATGTTTACTACCTTCTAAAATTGTTATAATAGACGTGAATAAAGTTTCGTAAGATTTTATTTTACAATCTTTATTAGTTTCACAATTAATCTTACCCATTTCATTATGTATCAAACTATCAACACTTTCAATAAGTCTCTGATAATCTTTATCATCACCAAAATCAAATTCTTTAGATTCGATTTCTTTTACTATTTGACGTAACTTTACTAAATTTTCTGATTCTGTTTTAATCATTAGAAACGGGTTTTAAAATTTGTTATTAACTTAAATTTGTTTTAAGTTCGTAAACTTTTAAAATATCTTCTTTAAAAGAGTCCTTGTTATACTCTAAATTATAAACAACATCTTTAGCCTCTAATAATTTAGATTTAATTTCTAAATTATCACCAAATTGTTTTAAAGAGTTGTTGATAAGTGTGATAGATTCTTTAACCATGTCTTTTAATAAACTTTCTTTTTCTATATCATTTGTAGAAAGAATAGTTTTTAAAACTTTTTTTTCTTCTTCAGAAATATTAGAATACTTTTCGTTATATTTTTTAGTTACAATATCTAAAAATTTATTAGCATCAACAGGTTTTACATTACTTGTCGATTCGTTAATTTTTTTAGGTGAAAGTAACCATTTTTTAACGTACTCAAAAGAATTGTGGATTTTATTAATAGTTTCAGCCTTTTTTTCTAAAACAATTAAATCATTTAAAGATTCGTGTAACTGTTTTAATTCATAACCAAAAGAAGTAATTTTTATTTTATTACCTAACTTTTCATTTTCTTTAATGATATCTTTTTTACCAAACTCATTAAATAATGAAATATTTTCTTTTAAATATTCAGTGGCATTAACTTCTGAGTCAAAACAACCGTTCTCAATGTTTTTATAAACAATAAACTGTGTTCTTAGAATAGGACTTTCAGAAATACTTTTAATAAATTCTTTATATTTCTTTTTGTTACCTCCTTTTGATTCGTTTATGTATGAATCTATTAGGGATTTTGCGTATGTGTTTTTAATTATACCGAAATTCATTTTTAGCTTTTAATATATAAATATTATTAATCTTGTAATAAATTAAAGTCATCTAAATCTTTGTCACTATTTTCTTCTTCTTCACCTATTAAATTTTTAATTCCTTCGGTCATCATCATAATATCCTCATTTTTTCTTCTACCCTCCATTAATAACTTATCGATAATTGATTTGTCTTTATAACGAAAACTTTCACCAAATCCGGTTTCAGCCCCACCACCTTCTTCACCACCTTCTTCACCAACTTCAGCTCCACCACCAATTTCTTCACCACCACCTAGTTCAAGGCCACCACCACCAAATCCTCCTCCGCCACCAAATCCACCGCCAGCTTCAGCTCCACCTTCTTCAACCCCACCACCTTCAGCTCCAGCTGCAGGAGTAGGTCCACCAATTTCACCATAAAGTTTAGTAACCCTATCAAAGAAACCTGTTTTCTTAACAACTTCAGGTGTGTTTTCTAATTCTTTAGATGCAGCTCTCTCCATCATTTGTTGTTCAAGGTCGGTTTTAATTTCCTCATCGGTCCAATTAAAAATATTTTTCTTAGCCCAAGTATGTGATGAAGGAGCTATACCACCATCAACTTGAGTCACTAAATCTTTATAAAGAAGAACTTTTTCTTTCCATTGTTCAACTTTTAACATTTCACCCTGAGTAGATGGGTTAGTAAGATTTAAAGTAAAATTATTTAAATCATCAGTAAACCCTAAAATAAATAAATGAATAATAGCTAATTTATTCAATTCTTGAATCATAGATTGTTGAATTCTATTAATTGTTCTAGCGAAACGAATATCTAATAAAGCTAAATTTTTACCGTCACCAGGAGATTCATCAAAACCTAAAAATGCTTTAGGTACTCTAAGCGCTGTTAATAATTTCTTTTGAATATACTCAATGTCAGCAATTTGATCTAAATTACTAGCACCCGCCAAAGTATCTATTGGGTTTGGTGCGTTAGGGTCACGAACAGGAACGAAATAATCTTGATCTACAGCTAATGTGTTGTAACGTAAATCAACCTGTCCTGTTTTTTGGTCAACAATTTGTTGTCTTTTAAATTTATTAGCTACTTTTTGTACATAAGCATCAACATCTTTATCATCAATGTTACCGACATAAATTTTAAATACACGTCTTTCAGGTGCTCTAACAACACGATAAACTAACATCGCATCTTCAGATAATAACATTTGTTTCCAAATACGTCTAGCCTTTTCCAACACCGAAGTACCGTAAGGTAAACGTCTATCATCACCTAATAAACGAAAATGTGCAATCTCCCATGGGTTAAAATCCATGGCCTTTTCACGCCAATGAAATATAACTTGTTTTTTCTTTTGTTCTTGCATAGGTGTTGTGTTACCTTCTTTTTGTGTAGGAAACATACCCTCTTCTTTACGTTCTATTTCAATATTAGTTAATTGTGAAGAACCTATAATACCTCTTTTATTATCAATTTTTAAGAAAACAAAATTATCACCATACTTACATGTATTACGAGTCCACATTGGTAAATTAGTTTGAATATCAACTACGTTGTAAAATAAATCTTCTAAAACATTTTTAACTCTTTTAGAGTTTGATTGTATGGTAAGTACTTTACCTTGTTCACTTGGTGTACAAGATTCTTCTGCCATAATATCTAAAGCGGCAGAAATTTCAGGTGTAAATTCCATAGCCTCATAATCCATATATGAAGCAATTCTTGAGGTCTCATAGTAAACAGCTTTTTGATAAAGTTCATTATCTACTCTTTGCCATTGCGACTCAAGATAACTTTTTTGTTGTAATTCTAATTTTTGTTTATCGTAATCTTGTTTTGATTGCATGGTGATTAAATCACCGTCACCAAAACTATATTTTGGGGTAGTTCTTTCAGGTTTTTTATTTTGACCAAAAAGGTAAAATAATTTCTGATATACTGTTAAATCTTTATTGTCGGCCATTAATTAATTTTCAAACCTTGTTATATTATATTTAGAAATAAATATTCATACTAAAAGTAAACCATCTATCTTTAAATGTGAATGTATTAACTTCTTCTATTTATTATTTTTTTGTTTTTATCCATGTCCTTAAAACCTTTCATACCAGCAAAAACCCAATTATGTTCAGATAAAGCATGTTGTACTTGTTTTGCTGTCGCTTCTCTATTAACTACTGCGTTATATTCTGAAGTATTTAATGCGTCAACTGTTTCACTAGTGTTGGTTGAAACAACCCAAGAATCTAACATCGCTTTAGTTTGACCCTTACTTTTTTCAAAATCTTTAAAAGAAGTTTGAGATACAAAACAACACATCGCTATTGCCATTAATAAATCATCGTGGTAACCTTTCATATGGTCAGGACGACCGTTTTTAAATACAAATGTATCCATTTCAGCAATAGACCTAATAGAACGTACTTTAAAAGAATCTAATCTAACAGCCTCTTCTAATTTAGTAATAATAGTATTTCTATTTTTTTGAAAGTTTAGACCAGGTAATTTACCATCTCTCATATGTCTTTCTAAATTTTTATTGTTTGTAACAGAATCAATACCTAAAACAACGTCATAATACATTTTTTTAGAAGAATAACCCATCTCAATCATTTTTAAAACTGAAGACACACCATAACCACCCGTAATATCAACAACCACAAATGCCTCATATCGATTACCATATTCTACCGCGATTTCACCCAAAGTATCGGGTGCAATTTTACCGTGATATTCAGCAACTTGGTGACCTGTAGTAAAATCCATAACACAAATAGATGCGAAGTCATCAGCCGAACCAGAAGCGGCATCGACAGATAAAATATATTCGTGACCTAATTGTGGGTCTTCCCATATCCACATGTTACCGTCTAACCATTCAGTTCTAATAGGGTCTTTGACGTTATTTTTCTTTTGATACTCAACGTATTTTGAGTTTATAACATTATCACCCGAACCGTTAAATGCACATAATAACTCTTGTGCAATAGTTCTTGGGTTATTATTTAACTGACCACACATCATCTCAAACCAAGGGGCAGTTGGTTGCCAACCTTCAGACTCTAACTGTTCAAAATTTGCGTAGTCCATGTCAACCTTTTCTTCTATTACTTCACCCACTTCATCTTTTTTCTGCCAAACCATACCCTTATTATAACGTGGGTCTTGGAACCATCTCATTTCAACGATATTAAAAGGATTGTTTGTTTTATCTTTAGTTTTAGCTGACATGTAAGTTTTATAGTATAATGGGTCCATACCATTAGGTGTACTAATAAGAATGGCTCCACCACCCGTCGATAAAGCTGGTTGAGCTGCCGCGTAAACTTCTTCACCACCTTCAATATAGGCCGCCTCATCCATGACAAGTAAAGTTGGTGTATAACCACGTAAAGCATCCAAAGATGTTGCAACCGCTTTAACCTCAGAACCGTTTTTTAAACGATAATGTTTTGCAGAGTTTTTTTCAGCATCGTACCAAGAATCATCATTTCCTGATGTCCAAACATTCATCCATGTTGGTATTTGTGAAGTAAAATCTTTAATTTTTTTAAGAAACTCAATCGCTGTTTCTTGTTTATTGGCTAAAATAAGAACCCTTTGTGGATTGTTTGGGTCAGCTAATGCTGTCATAACAGCTATATAAGCTGCTGTTGTAGTAGAAACACCAGCCTGACGGGGTTTCATCACTATATTAAAACGGTTGTTTTTATACGCCGTTATTAATTCTTTTTGTTTGGGAAATAATTTAAATCTGACAAAACTTTTTTGTGTTTGATCAAAAGTCTCAAGATAGTTCTCAATGGCATAAATTGGGTCCTTCATGGACTTTCCAATCTCCATTAATTTTTGAGCCTTATTTTGTGGTACATTTGACATAATATAACGTTCTTTTGATATATAAATATCAAGAACATTATTTAAGTCCTAATCT